ATGTTATAGTCACAATTATATTGAGGCAAGTCACCCTCCCGCTTAATTCAGAGTAAATATCTATTTTATTTTTGCTTGCGTTTTCCGCACACTTAAAAATTATCTATCTGTATCAGCCAGTTGCGCGTTTGTTTTTGGTTCTCCTTATTTTCAGCTCATCTTCGTGTGTCAAAAACGTGACAGAATCGACGAATTTATTAAGATGCTCGGCGCTCAGGTGAGCGTATTTTTTCACCATCTCCAGAGTTTCCCATCCACCCATCTCTTTCAACATCATCAGAGGCGTCCCATTCTGGATGTGCCAACTTGCCCAGGTGTGTCGTAAATCGTGAAAACGGAAGTCAGGGATTTGTGCAGCCTCGAGGGCCCGGTTAAACTCTTTCCGTTCGATATCTTTCAACCGTTCACCATTAAGTGAGAAGACGTACTCACAGGACATGTCGCATTCGCGTAAAATCCTGATCGCTTCATCGTTTAAGGGTAGTGCTCTGGCCCGGCCTGATTTTGCATTTTCAGCGGTGACCATCGCATTACGGTTTTCTGTATCGACATTCTCCCACTTCAGAGAAAGTATCTCTCCGCGCCGCGCTCCGGTAAGCAGGGCAAAGGAGACGATCCTCCTCAGCAGGTCAGACTGGATTGCGTCAATCAGATCCCTGGCCTGCCACTTCCTCATCCACTTAACACGCACCTTCGGCTCTCTCAGCTCCGGCACGTATGGGCGGTGGTCAATCCACCCATGCTTCAGCGCCAGAGAAAACGCTCGGACGATGAAAGCCCGGTAACGGTTGATGGTTCCGTTCTCCAGCGGGTACCGCGATTTGTGCTGAGAATGAGTTGGCATCTTCCGGGCAATTTCTTCACCCTTGATGCTGGTTATCGCCCGGCCCTTAAACACGGCCAGCCAGTATTTGGCATAACCCTTTTTCGAACCGTATAGCGTCTGTCCTTCCGCATCCTTGAGGGCCAGAATGATGATCTCCTCAAACAGATGTTCCTTCCTTTTATCCAGCCGCGACTCATTCCACAACTCATGCTTCAGCTTGTCGTGGTACTCCTTCGCTTTTGCCTTTTCTTCGGTGCCAGCAGAATGTCTAACTCGCGTTCCATCTGGAGCTGAGATATCAACCCAGTAGTTTTTCCCTCTTTTGTAGATCGGCATTTTGAATGCTCCTTACCGACCACAGCCAGCCGGAAGATATTGTTAGTTGTTTGGGAGAACTTTTCCACGCTTTCTTCGCTTGCCCGCCATGAGCCGCCGACCTTAAACATGTGATAGCGTGATGGGTTCCGGTAGATAGTGCTGGGAGATACGTTGATCCGCGCCGCCAGTTCCGGCACTTTCATGAACGGTTTTTCGCTTGCCATTGGCTTACTCCAGGCAAAAAGAAGCCCTCGCAATGGAGGGCTGAAAGGGGGATAACGTGGCAGTGCATTCGCACCAAATAGCCAGCTCATAACTGGCTATCAATTGCGTCATTGCATCAGGCCGAGGTCATAGTTGAGAAGCTCCAGACATTCCCTGTCCTGTTCGAGGCAGTAATCCCACGATTCCTGATCAGGCCATTCGCGAGCTATTTGCCATTTCCAGCCACCGCTATGCATAACCCGGCGAACTTTGCGCTTAACGACGGCATCCATGTCGAAAATCACACCGCCACCTCCGCCAATGACGTTGCGTAGTACATCCAGATCAACCTCAATGACCCGGAACAGCTTCGGTAATTTCGGCAATTCTTCAATACGCATAATCTCTCCTCAATCCACCTGCATAGTACGCAGGCGTTTAATGTGCTCGCTCGTTTCCAGTTCGGCGCGGATCTGCTCCGCCTCCCGATGGTCGAGCGGCTCAAAATCGTTAATAAATCGGTCGATTGAAGCGGTGTTGATCCGGCCCTGTCGCCAGTAGCGGACAACTTCTGATGTGGTGGAATGAATAATTACGGGCCAGTTATGCTGGTCAGCGAATATCTGACCGCGCTGGATTAGCTTGAACATTGGCTGACCTCACACTTTCCCCAATTTGAAAGTTGCAGCCCATGGCGTGCCATTTGGTGAGCAGTAGAAATAGAGTGGTCGCCATCTGCCGAAGGAGCGGAGGGGGAGTCGGAAACAAACATAACCCCAGCGCTTAGTCCTGACATTTACTGCCCAGTGCATGGCGTTTTCGCCGTAGATGGTGATCGGACCAATATTGATATGGCCGCCCATGAAGTTTTCCCACCAGGATAGAGACTTGTACTTCTTGCGGTTCAGAACCGCGTTCTTCAGCCAACCCATCACCCACCCCTCTGCTTATTCCGCAATTCCATCTCACCCTGGCAATCAACACACATCGTGCATCCGGGATACGCTTTCCGGCGAGCCTCCGGCAACTCTTCATCGCAATCGCTACAGTGCGTTGCCGATACCGCATCACGGTTAATCCTGTGAGCACTCAACGCAGCATTACGCTGCAACTCTTCGACGGCTGATGCGTCGTCTGCAAAATCTGCCATTAGCGTGCTCTCCTTCGTTTCTTCGCGGCTCGACGGGATGCCGCAACTCCAGTTTTGCCGCGGCTCACCGGGCGGCTGTTATCTACAAAAAGCTGAGGTGAGATTTCGCTCGGGCCCCATGGTTTAACTGGCGCCGCCAACGCGTACATGGAGGCTGCTATTGCGAGCATTGTTCTTTTCATCAGTGCTCCCTGAACTGTTCATTGATGCGGCTGACGGCAAACGCCAGCAATAAAAATGGAGCGATAAGCTCCCGGGTGATTTGTGCTGTCATGCGGCCCGATCCTCTTCCTGGTAGATGACCTGCAGCTCGAGTTTCTCAGCCAGTGCCTTTTCCGCTCTGGCGCCAGGAGATGATTCCCATCCCTTAAGCAGATAGATAACGTCAGCACAGCGCAGCATTGCCAGGCAGATGTCCATGTATTCGGCCTGTGAAAGACCGTCAGGCAGGATCGCCGGGTTAAGCGCCGTGTGACCACGGCCGGCAAGTTTTTCCGCGGTGAACATGAATGCTGGGCGGTTAAATTCGACCAGGCCGCTCATTGGCCCGGCGATGTAAATTTTCATGACTCCACTCCATAGCGGCCCTGCATGCGACCAATTTTGCTGATGAATCCAAGCTTATCGATGCCGATGGCGGAAATTTTCTGATAGTGCTTGTCGAGAATTGGTGGAACGACAGTGTTCCACTTAGGTTTTGGTCGGGCTTTCATTGCCTGGCGGATTTCGGCAACGCATTTGCGGCATTGCGATCTGACGGCGTTTTCATTTTCTGGCGTCATGCAGCCTCCGTTTTCATCACGTCAATCGCGCAGCCTGGCAGCAACTGAACCGCCGGGCCGTCGCACTGGTTGCCCCACACATCGAATCCATGCGATGACTGGCGCGCGAACAGCTCAATGCGCGGCACGTCTCCCAGCAACTGCACCAGTTTCTCGCGCACGATATCCGGCTTGCGGGAGTTCTCCAGGCGCGGCGCGGTGACGTGCTGGCAGATAGAGGCGCCCATTCGTTCTGGCAATTTTCCGCGCACTGCAAACAGGCAATCTTCGCTATTCGCCCGGGTCATATGGCCCATCCCGATTGCACTGTTACCCTTGTGCTTATTCGTCTTGTGCCAGGTAAAGCCTTTCATGGTCATCAGGCGGAATCCCCACGCCTCGACAACCTTCAGCGCCTCGACCGGCTGAGTCGGCACCCACCACATCGCCAGCAGACAACTATCAGCAGCCAAATCCCACACCGGGAGGCGGCAGATATCCTGAACATTCATCACCGGATATTTGAACCCGGCCCCACGGTCGCCGTCGGCCGCTTTGTCGCGGTATGCCCAAGGCGGATCTGCGTAGATAAGCGTATATTTGCCAGTCATGCCGCCTCCCACTTAGTCACCGCTGCCGGGCCTTTCTTATCCCACCCGTTGCGCTCCAGATTTGCCTGCAGGCGGCGATCCCCCACCTCTTTGATGCTGCGCCCGGTCATCTGTGCTACCTGGTTATTGTTGTAGCGCCACAGCAACTTCAGTTCTTCAGTAGTCCACGCTTTCATTGCGCCGCCCTTATTTCAGGTTTAAGTCGATATTCCGTCCCGCCAAGGCACTTCCCGCCAAACTCCTGACCCCACGGCGTCGCATCACACATCTCCTTCACCACCTCCAGCTCAGCAGCAGTGATGTACTCGCTTTTCTCTTCCAGTGAGCCGCCCCAGCCTGCATAGAACGACTCGTGAGTGACCAGGTTAATCCCGGCGTTAAAGCATCCGTCGCCCGGGTTAACACCGCTCCAGTAAGCTGCGATGAAGTTTTTGCTGTCCTTGCTCAGCAGCCGGACAAGCGTCTCTTTCGAGTAGTGGCGTCTGCCAGATATGTGGTGCATAGCGAATTGCGGGTGTGGTTAACCCGCCTCCGTGAGGTGAAATAGGGTGGAAAGAATGGTTAAAGCGGTCTGATTTCTTCTGGATATACCGGCTTGTTATGTTTGTGCCATTCGACATGGCATGACTTGCAGAGCCACATCACTTCGGTAGGTTTGCTGTAGTCGGGGTGGTGTGCGTCTGGATGACAATCACAACCGCAGGTCTGGCATGATTTAGGCCTGCAAAGCTTACCTGCCTTAATGGATCTTTTTACAGCCCATCTTGCCCTCTGCCTGGAACGGTGAGATTCAAGATAGTTATCCTTTGCTTTGCTGATTGCGATCCTGCCTTTTTCGCTTTTGTTGTATTCTCTGCATGCCTTATTGTGAATATGCTTCCCTGGTCCCTTTTGATATTCAGACACTCGTTTTTTGGTGCACTCCTTGCACACTTTGTTTCGTGGATAGAAGCCATCAAGTGGCTTCTCCTCTCCGCATTTTCTGCAAGAAATCATGATTACTCCCGCTTGCTAAAAGGGAATTTCATCGTCGAAGTTCATCGGTGGTTCGTTTGGCTGCGGTGCTGATACGCGCTGCTGCTGTCTCTGAGGCTGCGGTGCCGCCTGCTGGCCCTGCTGCTGACCATTACGCGGCGGCAAGTCGATATCCCGCACAAGAATGGTGGGTGTCTGCGCCTGCGATCCGTCCTGCTTGGTCCATTCTTCAACGACGAACTCACCCGTCACCGTGACCTTTGCACCCTTAACAATCGCCGTGGAGAGCTTCTCAGCCATCGCGCCGAACATCTTGCAGTTCAGCCAGGAGGTTTTCTCGTTGTCGCCAAATCCGGACTTTGCCGGGAGAGAGAACGAGGAGATGTGTTTACCATTTGGGGTGACGCGGAGAACTGCGTCTTTCCCGACATTGCCAGAAACTGTGATCGTGTTAATTGCCATTTATGCCGCCTGTTTTAGTTCTCTGATTCGGATGCCGGTAACGTCTTTGCACTTCGCCTGATGCTCAGCAAAGCCATTCAGCAATTTCCACGTGTCTTCATAACGACTCTTCAATTTCACGCCGTCGTTTTCTGTGCTGGCATATTGTGAGAAATCGGCAAGCACCTTGTCGGCATCCACGCTTTGAGGTGGTTCCGGCTCAGCAACTCGCTCCATTGGCTGAGGCTCTGGCTGCTGATCGCCCCATCCAGCAGGCAATGCCCAGGCAGGCAGGGCAGGAGCTTTCCAGTAAAACACGCCAGCATCTTTTGACTTGGCATAGTGGAACCCGGGCGCGCGCTCTGCCGAGACAATGGCGAAGCCTTCTTCCAGGTTGTAGAGATAACGTCCGATCCCCCACTGGACAGCAGCACGTTTCATCGCCCCTGATCGCCCACCTTTAACTGCTTCCACCTGTGTGTTTTCAGCTGCATCCCATTTGGTGATCCACTCTCCATCCACCTTGATGGAGATGCCGCACTCAACCCCGCCATTGTTGGGAATGTCGCGATATTCATTACGCCAGCCAGCCTTACCGCACACTTCATCGAGGCGCTTCATGATTGCCCGGTTGGTGACGTAGGCCAGCACCTTGGCCCAAATCTTGGTACCGCTCTTACCGGCTTGCTGAATGCGCCACTCGATATCACCTGTGGCGAATGGCTCGTCTAACAGATTCAGGTTCATGTGAAATCTCCTGCAAATTCTGCCCAACTGATCACCTGGTTCTGGCGTTCTGCAGCCAGGTTAACCGGCTCGTCATCGTCATCTGGCGTGTCGGGGATCACGTCACGCATCAGCCTGACGAAAGCATCCTCATCCCGGCGTTCCATAGCACTCATGCTGCACGCTCCTGGTGTAGGACGGTGTAGCCCTGCTCAGCCAGCCATTCGATGATGACAGCGCCATCCAGCTGGTTAAGCACCTCTCTGGTGTCGACGATGCCAGCCAGCGTTACGCCTTCAAGCTCAAGCCTGATGGTGTTGTGTTTACCTACAGACGTGCGCATCTCTGCGCATTCGCATGTGATGTTCATGGGTTACCTCAATAATTAATTTCGACGCGGGGGATCAGGTCGTCTTTCATCACCGTGAGGACTTCAATGGCCTGCTCGCGGGAGAGGCTGGTATGCGCCGTCAGCGCGTTGACGATGGCGGTGCCGACTGTCTTGCGGTGATTAACATCAGCCTGACGCGCTGCCAGTTCATCAGCTACACGCTTCTCTTCCGCCAGTCGTGCTGCTTCTTTCTGGTCAGCCTCACGCTGAAGGCGGGCTGCCTCTTCCTGTGCTCTGCGCTGCAAAGCGGCGATAGCTTCCTGCTTTTCACGCTCAGCCTGCTCAAGCGCCGTCTTCTTATCTGTTTCTGCCTTCTGCTCGGCGGCCACACGGTCACGTTCCGCTTGCTCTGCTTTGAGCTTTAACTCAGCTTCGCGGCGGGCCGCATCAGCGCGTTCACGCTCCGCTTTCTCTTCCGCTTCACGCTTAGCTTGTTCCGCTGCCTGGCGCTTTAACTCTTCTTCGTGAGCAACTCGCTGGCGTTCCTCTTCGGCTTTCTTCTCTGCCGCTTCACGGTCAAACTTATCGTTCAGGAGTAGGGCCATCTCATGATCGGCTTCTACCTGCTTTTTCAGTGCCTCAAGCGCAGCCTTTTCCTCTTCCTCAACGCGTAGCCGTTCTTCTTCGGCTGCCTTCTCGGCTGCTATGCGCTCTTGCTCGGCTTCCCACTCGGTAAGCGGGCGGCGCACTTCGTCTTTCAGCGCGTCGAGTCTCTCACGCACAATGCGACGGCTTTCGTCGATCTGCTTCGGCAATGCCTTGAGCTCGGCAACGAGGTCTTTACCAGCGTTGTCGATGTACGTTTTCGAGCGGGCTACCTTGTGGGCCATTGATGCGATGGCGTCGCGACCTTTCTTTGTGGTCAGGTCAGGCACCAGGCTGCGGGCCTCTGTCTCGATTTTCTCGAGAAGCGGGTCGAGCTGCTCTTTGCTGGTAAAGACTGCCATCGCGTTCGACTTCTCGATGACGACTAAATCCGTTGCTTCACTCATGGGTTACTCCTGAAATCTGCTTGTGCGTCACCCGGCGATTGGCTGCCAGATGAAATCTGGTGGGGGATTACTTGCCGAGAATGGCGATCTCTTCTTCTGAGAAACCTTGCTCTCGCATTTTCTTCATGAGCAATTCGCGCTGTTCTCTCTTGATGCGCAAGTCCTTATCTGCTGATGACTCAGGTTCAATTTCGACCGGCGCAAGCCAGCGATAACCGACCCTTACAGCAGTAGTTTGCTCAACCGGGCAATCGCTGCCCATGACATAACGGCCTTTTCCTAAGCGAATGGCAGTCTCTTTGGTTTCGCATACATGCAGAACTAACGACCTGCCTCTGCCTTCCGTAAGGTCAGTGTTACCAAGCACCATCCATACGTTTTTGGTTTCCTTGATTTGCATGCTCATCCCCTCAGTGCTGAATTGGCTGGCCGGTGCCGTCGAGCAGCACGTCGATCACACGATCGTTAACACGGATGATTTCTGCGTCGGTGTGCAGGTACACCCATTTGCGTTCGTGAATGACAGCTGACACGCGGTAGGTGCGGCCTTCGTGCAGCGCCATCATGCCAGGCTCTATACACTGGCGAATGATGGGGGTGGTGCCGTAGTGAGTTCCGATCATGACTTCCCCTCCACCTGCTCAAGCAACCCGGCAAACGCCATCTGCTTACGGTCCATCGTTAGCGAAAATCGAGGATTCTCTACCGAGGTCAGGCGCCACTCGTTATCGTTTAACTTCGATGCGGTGTACTGCTTGCCGTTGTGGGTGACTGTCATGAGGCCTCCAACTGAACGCCTGGCACCTTTCCCGCCTTGATTGCGTCATACAGCGCTTCAGCAGTGCTCTTAAACAAGCGATGCTCGCCAATCACGCATGGGTCATAATGCAGGGCTTTGATGAAAGCGTTTTTCTTGCGGTCTTCTTCCGTGATTGGTGCGAAATCACCTGGCTCTCCAGATGACGCCAGATAGCCGATGTCGACGGTAGCGCCTTTATCCCCTGAATAAACAACAACGCCCTGTGCATAGCGTGACTGTTCATCAATCCAAAAATTAACTTCTTGCCCAACCTGCGGGAACTTAAAGGCTCCCCATGCGTAATTACTTTTCATAATCATCTCCGCGCTTAAGCCAGCGCCGCTGAACGTTACCCCTACGCATATATGCGTACATTTTTCCGTTGGCGGTGGATGGCCGCCGTCTCATAACGTGATCCACTCAGTGAATGGGTCAGGGTATGAGGCAATAAAAAACCCGCCGGAGCGGGTCTATTCGTTTTCGCCGTACCACTCTGTTAAGTGGTCGAGCAAAGCCTCCATGGCTTCCTCTCGCGACTGATACGTATTAGGCAGCTAGTCCCCATTCCATGAGGCAACCCATGAGCCTTGTTCGTATTCGACTTCCCACATACCCTTACCCTCTGTAGTTACCCGCGTAAAAAAAGGCCGCCGGAGCGACCTCATAAATCATCAGCTGCCAGAATTTGAGCCTTGCGCTTCTGCGCTGCGATCAGCCTGTCTTCAGCCCTCTTGATATCAGGCTCGAGCACTGTGGCCACCCACGCCGCCCTGGCTGAGATGAAATCAGTGAAATACCGCCAGTCGCTTTCCCGCAATGTGCATTCATAGTTCGCACCCCACGATTGGGTTTGGACTTTCTTGGCCTTAACCTGCTTGTTTGTTGCCTTGATCGCCTGGTACTTTAAAAATTCCGGGAAATCACCTCCTGACTTCACGCCGTAGAAAATCATTCCCTCAGTAATTTGTGCCGGAGTTATCTCCATACCCTCACCCCTTTGTTTATTCACCGCAGGCCACTCGACCCGCTGATTAACGCGCTGTGACTTGCTTGGAATTGCGGTATCCAGCTGCGAAGATAGCGACTTCTGGCAAACAGGCAGAACCGGTAACTTCCTCTTTGCCGAAAACAGAAAGCGTGGTGGCAGTCTGAATTGCCTTTTCAACCCTTCCCATGCGCTTAGGTTTGTCCTGTGAAGCGTTCTGAGCAGCCTCAGCGCGACGCTTAGCCATCAGCTCACCACGTTTCAGATAACGCCGTGTAACGCTGTTTGTTGCGATTAAATTGGTCATATGTCCTCCAGTGGTTGCTTTAGGGTGAATGCACCTGCTTACGCTCCGTTCCGGCGAAGCTTTTCACAGGCCGACGCGACCTCACCGGAATAATTCGCATCGTTGCATTCACTCCAAAGCAACTTCCTTTGGGCCACACTGACGCAGTGGCGGCGCTCATGCCTTTGAGGTTGTGTCGCTTCATCGCCGCTGATAACCGGTGCGCGTCTGGCGTTCGCGCTGCTCTACCGGAGCTACTTTTAATTAGAACCTTGACCCGATGCTAAGCAGGCTCGCTCAATGGCGACTCAGGGCAGCATCACGACTGCTGCATTGCCTTTCGGCTGCGGTCTAACCGCGTTAGTGCACCATTTGGCACCTCCTGTTTGGTTAAACTTCTGTCTCCCACAAGGGCGGGAGAAATTACCCCAACAATGTTAAAGAGCTGAGACTTCGTTCCGTGTCTCGGTGGTGCGTCCTGCTGATGGGATAAAGATACAGATAAAACTGTATTATCGTCAACAGACAAAACTGTATTTAATGTCGTAATAAACATATGCATCTGTAATTTCGGAAGATTTATTTTTGAATAGGCGAAAAAAAACCGGCATAGGCCGGTTCTTCAGGAGAGGGATTTGCGGTTAGCGCTTGCGGCGGTAAATGCGGTGCTCAATCATCACGCCGATGATCACTAATGGCTGGAGTGAGCTGTTTATGACTGGGTAATCATCATTTAGCGGAACAAGCTCAAAGTGCTGGCAGCCCATAGCGTCAGTAAACGTTGGGCGGTACTTCTTAAATGTGGCCTGATCGCCACCGTTCTTCGCGACTACAAACTCACCGGGAACTGGCTCAACCTCTGGGTCGACAATAATAACGTCACCGGCCTTGAAGTCAGGCTCCATGGAGTCACCCTCAATACGGAGGGCGAAGCTGTGCTCTGACAAATCAAGATCCGTCAGAATGTATTCAAGGCTACCATCGAAAGCCTCTATAGGGCTTTTATCCGCAAGCGCTCCCGCCTGCACGTAACTTATCAAAGGAACTCTCCTGCTGTTCACTTCGGCTATCGGCATAAATGCGCCGCCGTTCATAAGCCAGTTAGCGTCGCTGCGCAGCGCCTTGGCTATGCCAATTATATTACGCGGCTTAAGAGTTTTCCCGTCTTCAATGCTCTGCCATGACTGCTGGCGAATGCCGGCTCTTTCAGCTGCTTCCGTCTGGGTTAGTCCCAGCTCAATTCTTTTTTGTTTTACGCGATCTGCAAGGCTCATAAATCCCTCTCTCTGTATGCCTTGATAGTCACAGTTAAAACTGTAATTGACAAACAGAAATAACTGTCACAGAATACAGATAAAACTGTGGAGGTGATATGGAAACAATTTCTCAACGCCTCAAGCAAAAACGTGAAGAGATGAATCTGTCGCAGGACCAGCTGGCAAGGCTGGCAGGAATGAGACAGCAATCTCTTCAGGCTATCGAGGCCGGAGCTACTAAGCGTCCACGTTATTTGGTTGAGCTGGCTCGTGCTCTTAAGTGCGACCCGGAATGGCTGCTGTTTGGTGATAACTGCCCAAGCCAGCACTGATACAAATCTAAGCCGTACCGCTCTTTAACATTGCCGCTCTTCTCTCCGCCTTTGTGGAGAAAAAATAACGCATCCAACGATGCGCACTAACTAATTCAATTAAGGAGACTGCACATGCAATCACTTACTTATCAACAGAGTATCGCATTTTCGCCCGGCGTGATGATAAATCGCGCTCAGCAAAAACAAGAAGATAACCACGACGCGATCCGCAATGCGATCCGCTCATGGGCAGCAGTTCAGGGTCAGGACGTGGTGACGATGCTGATCGTCAATGAGTACCGGGAGCAGGGCGGGGTGGATATCACCTTCCCGGAGGACTTGAGCAGGCAGCGCCAGAAGTTGTTCCGCTTCCTCGATAACCGCTTCGACTCTGAGCAATACCGCGAGAACGTGCGCCAGCTGACACCGGCAATCATGGCCGTTCTGCCGATTGAATACCGCACAAAGCTGGTTGGCGCTGACTGCAAGCTGACCCGACTGGCAGAGGCTGAGAAGGAGGTATCGGAAGCGAAGCAAGCCGTCATGCTGGACGCGCCAGAGCATCAGAAGCTGAAAGAGGTAAGCGAGGGTATAGCTGCCATGTTCCGCCTCATGCCGGACCAGGCAGGCCCGCTGATGACGATGGTCACTTCAATGCTGGGAGTTATGTGATGGGTACTACCAAAAAAGCGAAAGCCCTTGAAGCGGTAACTTCAAAGGCCTTCCCAACACTGTGTTACATCAACAAATCTAACAGGATTCATTTTAATGGCTAATCGCAAAAAGTACCAGGAAAAAGAGGAACGACGCCATCCAGATTCACCAGACGGTCTTATCGTCGCAGCGTCCAAGAATCAGGCATTCGCAGAGCGCCTGATTGGGGTTATCCGCATCGCAATGGCTAAGTCAGGGGTGAAGCATGGGCGTCGTTAAGTTAGCGGACTACAGGCCGTCTGAATCGGCCGTGGAGCGTCAGGTGGCAGATCTTGATGATGGGTATACCCGCATCGCTAACGAGCTGCTGGAAGCGGTTATGGCTGCCGATTTAACGGCTCGCCAGCTGAAGGTTGTTCTGGCGGTGATTCGCAAAACCTACGGGTTCGGTAAGAAGTTCGACCGCATCACCAATACCCAGATCGCGATGATGACCGGTATACATCACACCCACGTATGCAAAGCCAAAAACGAGATGATCGCCATGAGCATCATCGTGACAAATGGCCATGCAATTGGCGTGAACAAGGTAATTTCTGAGTGGAATTTCGAGGTTAGCCAAGTTAGCGAATCATTATCTAAAACGGCTAACAAAACATTAGCCAAGTTAGCTAATGGGTATAAGCCAACTCAGCTAAACACAAAAGAAACTATTCAAAAGAAAGAAAAGAAAGAAACCCCCTTACCCCCTGACGGGGGCGACGCTGGAAGTGAAAAACTTACAGCCAGAACCAAAGTCAGCATCGACTACGAATCCTTCCTGGAAGCCTACAACACCGAAGTGGGCGAAAGACTCCCACACGCAGTGGCAGTCAACGAGAAGCGCAAACGCCGTCTGAAGAAAATCATTCCTCAGCTCAAGACACCAAACGTCGAAGGGTTCAGGGCGTACGTCCGGGCGTTCGTGCATCAGGCCAAGCCGTTTTACTTCGGGGATAACAACACTGGCTGGACAGCAGACTTCGATTTTCTGCTGAGAGACGACACGCTTACCGGAGTGCGGGAAGCAAAATTCGCTGACAGGGGGATGGCATGAGACAGGATATCGAAGCAAGTGTGATCGGCGGGCTGTTGCTCGGCGGGCTGACCCCGTCCGCAAGTGACGTTCTCGCCCGGATGGAAGCGGACGCTTTCACAATACCGGTCTACCGGAAAGCCTTTGAGGTGATCCGCAAGCAAGCCCGGAACCGCAAACTGATTGACGCCCTGATGGTTGCCGAAGAGTGTGGTGATGCGCACTTCGCTGACATCATGGAAACGGCCAGATCATGCCCAAGCGCCGCAAACCTGCGTGGATACGCCGGGATGCTTAGCGATCAGCATCAGCGCCGCATGTTCCTGAGCGCAATCGACGAGCTGCGCGGCGACGTAAGCAACGGAACGCTGGATAACGCAGCCTCGGCAATGGACGAGCTAATGCGCCGCCTGAGCACCATCAGGAAGCCAAAAACTGAGGTTGCCCCTGTACGGCTCGGTGATGTGCTGGACGACTACACCGACACGCTTGAGAACAGGCTGAAGAACGGCGATGAGTCCGACACCCTGAAAACCGGGATCGACGAGCTGGACGCCATCACTGGCGGGATGAACGCGGAAGACCTGGTGATTATCGCGGCTCGCCCTGGCATGGGTAAGACGGAACTGGCGCTAAAGATTGCCGAAGGCGTGGCAAGCCGCCCGATGCCTGGCACTGACAACCTGCGCGGTGTGCTGATTTTCAGCATGGAGATGAGCAACCTGCAACTCGCAGAGCGAAGCATTGCCGGACGAGAAAACATGTCCGTCAGCGTTCTGCGTAACCCGGCAAACATGGATGACGAAGGCTGGGCGCGGGTTTACAACGCCATCTGCCATCTGAAAGACCTCGATGTATGGATGGTCGATGCGTCGAAACTGACGGTGGAGGAGATCCGCAGTATCGCCGAACGGCACAAGCAGGAGCATCCGGCGCTGTCTCTGATCCTGGTTGACTACCTCGGCCTGATATCCAAGCCGAAAGCCGACCGTAACGACCTGGCGATCGCCCATATCTCCGGCAGCCTGAAAGCAATGGCGAAGGATTTAAAGTGTCCGGTCATCTCTCTGAGCCAGCTTTCCCGTGACGTTGAGAAGCGCCCAAACAAGCGCCCGACCAACGCCGACCTGCGAGACTCAGGCAGCATTGAGCAGGACGCAGACAGCATCATCATGCTCTACCGTGAGGCGGTGTACGACGAGCATTCCCCGGCAGCTGCATATGCTGAGGTCATCGTGACCAAAAACCGCTTCGGAACCCTCGGCACCGTTTACCAGAAATTCGTGAACGGTCACTTCATGCCATGCGATCAGGACGAAGTTCGACGCATCTCAACCAGCAAACCATCAACCGGGCGCCATCACAGAGGGGCTGACGTATGAACACAGCAATGCAAATCATCATGAACTCACAATACGCCGAGTTCCCTGAAACCCTCCTGACGCTGGAGTTATGCCGTGCCACCGCCCGGGCTGACGGTCGCAAGATTGGCGAATCTCTCCGGGCCTGCGCAAAGGTGAAGGCTCGCCAGGCGAAGAACCGGAACCTGTTCAACACGCTGACTGAGATGTCCCGCAGCCAGTTCCCGGAAGTGCAGATGACCCGCATCCGTGGATGCGTAGAGCGGATGGAAAGGGCGCTTACCCGTGAAGTCGGCAGCATGACCCTGACCGAGGATAACTTGCGCGAGCTGCGCGGGGAGGCGGCATGAAACACTCCAGCCAATACGCCGAAATCATCCAGTACGTAACCAAACACCCAGGCTGCTACATGTCTGATATCCGCCGCGACACGACAATCCAGAAAGGGGCGATAGCTTCGGCGTTATGTGAACTCACGAGGATTAAAACTTTGCGTCGCGAGGGCTTCGAGAAGCGCTATCGCTACTTCATTGTTCGCCCGGAAGACCGGCAGGCAGCTGCGCCGAAGAGGATTGCAAAGCAGCCCAACCGTGACACAGCCAACCCTCTTAACAACCTATTCAATCAGTGCCTGGCTTCAGTCAGGGGCGGGAGAGCAGAAGTATGAGCATCAAACAAAATTTAGACAAATGGATTGCCGAGCTTGAATCGGACGGAATGTGCGACATCAGCGACAATCAGGTTATTTCTCTGATTCGTGGGTATTCTGCTCTTGAAGCCAAGTGCGCGGCGCTGGCTGCTAAAGGCATGGAGCTGGCAGCAGAAGCCGCTGTGGTTTATGGCAAGTACAACGAGACCCAAATGCCTGACCGGGGTCTGGTTGATATGCAAACAATCCAGGAGATGCATGACCTGTGTGCTGGCGTGAAGAACACCGACGCCTTCATGACTGAAGTGCGGGCTCAGGGGGTGGAAATGTTTGCTGCACTGCTCGCAGAAATGGACATTAGCTGCACCGAAAGAGGCGCTCTTGCCTTTGCATCCCAACTTCGCCAGGAGGCCGCGCAATGAGCAACATCAACAAACAGGAGCTGCGTGTCTTGGCAGTGGCTTTAGATGGCGACGACTGGCACGCAGAAGGAAATAGTGTTTATGGCGGTCGTTATGATGTTGGTGACAACGTTTGCTATGACCACATAGCGAGCTGTGAGTCGGTGAATGGAGAAAGTCCTCACGCTGACTTCATCGCAGCAGCCAGCCCCGGCACCGTGCTGGCGCTGCTGGATGAGCTGGAAGCCGCACAGAGCTACGCAAAAGAACGCGACGAAGAGAATCAAGACCTGATGCTTACCGTTGGTCGTTTGCGGGTTGAGCGTGAAACGAGTGAGGCTGAGATGGGTAATGCTCTCTGCCAACTTCTCCCCGGGTGCCAGTACATGGACCCGCCAGACGGCGGAAGCGTCACACCACTGGAGCAGGTGCGCCGGATGGTGGCTGATTATCGTGAGCGTATCGCTGAGTTGGAGAGGCTGCATCTCATCAAGCTGTGCCCTAAATGTAACGACACAGGCATGGCTGATAGTGGCGGGGTGCAACCCTGGGGCGAGCCGATTGAGATTGAATGCGACTGCCGTCACCAGGATGCCAACACCGCAGAACTGGTATACGCTGGAATCATCACTAAGGTGGGGGAATAGGGATATGGCTCTGACAAAAATTCAGCGCGCGGAAGTGCGCATGAAATTCGGTGGTCGTTGCGCCTACTGCGGCTGCGAACTGGGCGAGAAGTGGCACGCCGACCACGTTAAGCCGGTGATTCGCTTTGATGGGCAGATGCTTCACCAGGAGCGCGACGACATCGCCAACATGGTGCCAGCTTGTCATCCATGCAATCTGCATAAGCACTGCAATAGCCTGGATGATTACCGCCGAATTATCGACGACGGCCGTAGAGAGTTCCTGCGCTCCGGGAAGGGGAAGGCGTTGGTCCGCATGGGATTGGTTGAGATGAAATCCGATCCAATTGTGTTCTGGTTCGAGCAATATCAGCAGGGAGTGACAGCATGACCCAATTTACCAAAGAGCGCCTCATCGAGGAGCTGAAATCCTCGACGCAGAACGCCAGTGGCATGTTTGAAATCAGCGAGGACACCATCTGCGCACTTATGTCTATGCTCACCTACGCAGCACCACAGTTACCGCAGCCAGCGGTGGCGGCATCAGCTCCTGATTTTGGCGCATTAACAAAATGCATCGTTCAGCGCCTGGTTGATTATGGGACTGCGGATGATGATGCCATAGCTAACGCTGAGGAGTTTGTATACAACGCCTGCCGCGCCGCCATGCTTCAGGGTGCAGAACCTGTAAGCCAGCCTTGCTCGTTACGAGATGGCCTGGCAGCCATTCGCAACTCTGGCATAGCAATCGACGCTGAGAAGATTCAGGCTGAGCGTGATGCGCTAAACGAGCCTGATGTGCCGGATGGTTATGCACTGGTGCCGGTAGAGCCGACGGCGGAGATGGTGGCCGCGGCTATGCTGAGTGATGATGTGCTGTTCGATCAGGACGATGACACGATGTTCCGCGTGCAGCACGGTGTAATTTGGCGGGCCATGCTTTCAGCTGCGCCGGATTTTCGGGAAATCTCAAATTCGTCAACCGAACATTTTCGGGAAAACGCGGAAACGTCAACCAAATGCCCAAAATGTGGAGAACGAGGAAGTTATCACTGCCCGCAAATGCTCGGCACGGTTGAGTGCGAATGTACGGTAACAGCAGCACCGCAGCAGGAGGCTGACAATGGCTAATCTGCAGCTGGCAGTAAACGGCGAATACTTCGACCAGATGAAGCGAGGCGAGAAAACGGAAGAGTACAGGCTGGTTAACAGCTATTGGCAAAAAAGGCTCTTCCATGGCTTCACGCAGAACCTGCCAAAGCGCTTTGATCGACTCATTATCACCAGGGGATACCCTAAGCGCGACGATGCGAGCAAGCGTATCGATATCCCCTACGCTGGGTGCGAAGTGAAGGTAATCACCCACCCGCACTTCGGCCCCGACCCGGTGAAGGTTTTCGCCATCAAGGTGAACATCCAGCAGTAACAATCAGGCCTCTCCGGAGGCCTTTTTCTCACGTTGATAATTCAGACTCAACGAGAGATAATAACAACGCACCGGCCTGAACACCCGGTGTCCCCTGCGCATATAATGGGGACGTTATATGCGACCACAATCTGAACATCTTCACCTGTCACCGATGCAGAAATGCACCGGCGATTTTCTGCATTCTACGTTACCTCTCGGAGGTGGCGTATGAAAATCCCTCAATGCGGCATCAAGCTGCACTCCGGCAACTTCGCGGCTATCGGCAAGATGCTGCAGGAGCAACTCGCTACCGGCACACCTCTGCGCCTGCAGGTCAAAGAGTGGCGCGAGAAACGCAGCCTGTCACAGAACGCACTCAGCCACATGTGGTACCAGGAAATCAGTGAATACCTGATTAAATCCGGCCGCACCGACGCTACCCCTGAGTGGGTTAAACGCAACCTCAAAAAGACCTACCTCGGCTGCGAGGAGGTCACCTACACCGATTTCATCACCGGCGCAAAAGAAACCACCTGGGAGCCTCGCCACACGTCTCAACTCGATACCGGGGAGATGCATATCTTCCTGTGCAAAGTCGAAGCGTGGTGCGCTCAGTTTGGTCTGGTGCTGACCATCCCGAACGGTTGCGAATATCAGCAGCTGCGCGATAAGCAGGAGGCGTAATGGCTAGCCCTCTTGCTCGCATCATCACCAACGAAATCTACCGGGTCCGGACGCGCCGCAAGCGCAAGCCGGAACTCAAGCCATCTGAAATTCCAACCCTCAAGGGCTACACCGCCCGTCTCGTCGATCAGAAGTGGCTGCGCCTGGCAGCAAGGAGGAATCATGCGTGAGTTAAGAGCGGGCGGCCTGGCGCTGATTATAGCGTCAAGATTCCCAGAGAATATCGGCAAGGTTGTCAGGTGTGGCCGGTTTATTGGCTTCGATGAAATGTACGAATACGTAGCTTGGGAGGTGATTGCTCTTTCGGATCTAACCGGGACTATTTGCCCGATAAGGGAGGGTGATTCTTGCATTGCTCCAGTGAAATCATTGATGCCGATAGATGGAGATGACTTTTCTGATGAGCTTCTGAGAGAAAAGGAGCTTTCCCATGCGTAAGCCAGCACGCCGCAAGTGCAAGGTATGCAACGAGTGGTTTGTGCCTCAGTTCATCGACATCCGCATTCGGTGGTGCTGCCCTGAGCATGGAGCCATCCTCGCAATGGAACAGCGCGCCAAGGAGAAGGTGAAAGAGGCGGCTAAGCGTATCAAAGCTCAGAAGGAGGCCGAGAAAGAAGGGCGCAAGGATCGTCGAGAAAGGCGTCTGGCGCTCAAGACGAAATCCCAATGGCGTGTAGAGGCGCAAGCCGCCTTCAATGGCTATGTGCGTCTGCGTGACGCTGGTAAGCCATGCATCAGCTGCGGACGAACCCCGGAACAGAAACACGGTGGCACCATGGACTGTGGTCACTACCGTAGCCGCGGTGCAGCTGCCCACTTAGCGTTTAACCTCCACAACACGGCAGGCCAATGCGTTTTTTGTAACCGGAATATGTCTGGTGCTCAGAAAGCATTTGAACAGGGCTTGCTCGAGCGCATCGGGCCGGAAAAGGTTGAGGCCTTGAACAACGATAACTCTACCCGCCGGTTCGATATCCCATACCTGCAGCGCATCAAATCCATCTTCACCCGTAAAGCTCGTGCGCTGGAGAAGCGCCGCGCCCGTCAACAGGAGGCAGCATGAGCACCCACAACACCCTCGCGTTACTCAACTGGTACCGCTCAAAGCATGTTGCTGCGGTAAAGACTCCGGCAGGCATTGTCTTTATGGGCATGCGGAACATCACATCTGATCAGCGCAGAACGCTGCTGGCAATTCCGCAATCAGACCTCGAAGCAGCATTAAGGCGGCAACAATGACCCCTGACCAGATAGCCCGATACCAGGCCGAAAGCGTGGCGCGCGCCAAGATGCCGCCAGTAGCAAAGCACAGCCAGACAAAAACCAAACAGCCAGAGAGGGCCGCAGCGTGAATATTCAGTATCTTCAATACGTACGTGAGCAGCTCATGGTGGCTACAGCCGATCTGAGTGGGGCGACGAAAGGGCAGCTGGTCGCCTTTGCTGAAAATGCCATGTTCACTGCCACACCGCGCAGCCGTTCCCGCGTGAAGGTGATTAACCCGGCGAACGGTAAGCTGGTTAACCCGAGCAGCCCGCCAATCCCCGGGCAGCAGTCGCGCGCTAAAGGTTCGCACATTCCTCTGGTGAAGCCGATCGAGTTCTCCACCTCGTCGTGGCGCAGGGCGGTCCTGTCGCTCGAGGAACACCAGAAGGCGTGGCTGCTATGGTGTTATGCGGAAAACATACCTGCAGAATGCGAGTCAACAATCCTGCTTTATGCATGGAGAGAGTACCGCAGCCTTCCTAGCGAAAAGAGAGTGGCCGATAAAACAGTTCAGCGCATGAAGGGGTTTATCCTGATGGCTGCGGCCGACACCAAAAACAAAATCCACGGAGTGGATGAGGTATCGCAGATTAATCTCGCCGAGGTGATGGGGGTTAGCCGCTCAACCTGGAGTAAGGTCTATCAGCCTCACTGGCTCAAGTTTAAGGCGATATTTGAACGGGTGGATAATGATGCTCTTTGCTCAATAACCCGATCACGTTCACAACAAAAAGCTGCAAATTCTCATTAATGTATTGCAAAGTCGAACAAAATAGGCCATATTTGAGTCTAATTTGATATGCTGCCAAAACTACATGAGTGGCATTTTAATAACTGCAAGCTGTATCACCTTGCTGCTATCAGAATCCTTAGTTTCCTAGGCCAAGATCTGACAGCGCACCATTTCAAGCCTCGCCACTGTGCGGGGCTTTTTTATTTCAGGCCCGGACAATCACCCCCATCGCACCCTTAACCGAGTGTCCGTGGCCTGACCTACACTACAGCACCCGCTAACAGACGCGAGGTGAAGAGCATGTATCGCATGGAAAAACTAACCACAGGCGCGGCCTATGGAGCCTCAGCCATGGGAATACTCAACGGCTTACTCAATACCTACAGCCCGGAGCAGTGGAACGCTATCGGTGTGCTGGCCGGTATTATCATCGGGTTGCTGACATACCTGACGAACCTCTACTTCAAGATCCGCGAGTACAACCGAAACAGCAGGGAACATCATGAACCCGACGTTCAGGAATAAAATCATTGGTGCCATTACGGCCGGCTCCGGTGCTATTGCGATCGCTGCTGTCATGCTGGGCAATGCTGATGGTCTGGAAGGTCGCCGCTACTACGCCTATCAGGATGTGGTTGGCGTGTGGACGGTATGCGACGGACACACCGGGATCGATATCCGGCGCGGTCACCGCTACACCGATCGAGAATGCGACAAACTACTGCAGTCTGACCTGCAAAAGGTAGCGGCAGCAATCGACCCGCTGATTAAGGTTCGGATCCCAGACACTACCCGGGCTGCACTTTACTCGTTCACTTACAACGTTGGCGCTGGCGCATTCAGTAAATCAACCCTGCTGAAGAAGCTGAACTCTGGTGACTCGTTCGGTGCATGCGCTGAGCTGGAGCGATGGGTCTACGCTGGCGTTAAGCAGTGGAAAGGGCTGATCACCCGTCGTGAGATTGAGCGTGAAGTCTGTGAGTGGGGCCAGAAATGAGCCGATTCACTGCAATCATCTGCGCCGTCATCATTCTCCTGCTCGTATCGATGGCATGGGCGGTGAATCACTACCGTGACAGCGCCATTTCCTACAAAGGCGAACGCGATAAAGCCGCTGAGCAACTTATCCTGGCAACCGCCACCATCACCGATATGCAAACCCGTCAGCGTGATGTTGCTGCACTGGATGCCAAATACACTGGAGAACTGCAGGATGCAAAAGCCACTATCGATCAGCTTGAGCGCGATGTTGCTAATGGCAAGCGTCGGCTGCAGCTCAACGCCAGATGCACCACGAACGGAGCGGCCACATCCTCCATCCTGGATGATGCAACCGGCCCCCGACTTACTGACTCCGCTGAACGGGATTATTTCACCCTCAGAGAGCGAATCGAAACCGTCACCAAACAACTGACCGGGCTGCAAGCGTATGTGCGCGAGCAGTGTCTTAACTAACGAGGAAGATATGAGCGAAGCAAAACCGCAGGACGGCAGCACTGTAAAGGGGTATCGAACCTTAACGGAAGGTGACATTCAGGTGATGAACCGCCTCAAAGACGTAAGCCGACATTTTTTGAGCTTGCTGGATACCGCCAAAGAAACGGGCGCTGACCCGCGCTGGGTTGCAATGGCAAAAACTGAGATGCAAAAGGCCTGTATGTTCGCCTGCCGATCAGTGGCAAAGCCTGACGAAGACTGTTAGCCATTCCAAAGCGTCCTATCCCGGGCGCTTGATAATGGATATCCCCCTGAGCGGATAAATCAAAAATAACCCCTGCAACGGATAATGACGGAGCCTGCAATGGCAAAGGCCAAGTGGCACAAACTTCCGGCATTCACAATCCCGCTATTCCAGAGCGCACATGTCTACCTCGCCGTGACCAGAGAGCAATATCAGGATGCTGATAAGTTCCTTGGCGGTAGCGGAGACGAGAGGCCGTTCAACCTTGGCCTGGCAAGCAACTATGAAAACACTGATACGGGTGAGCGATGCTACCTGATCGGAGTGTTTGATAATCAGCTCGCCACGCTCGTTCACGAATGCGCACATGTGTGCTTTTACGTCTGCTCTGATGTGGGCGTGACCACAAAGCCGGAAGATGCCAATGAAACGTACTGCTACATGCTTGATCGCATGTTCAGTCACTTCCTGCCATTCATCAATAAACCAACAACAGAAGGCGGTAAGCAATGATCAACCAACAATGGCCGACATATTCAGACACTGACGGAATCTACGTTCTGGCGCTGCCTATCGATAAGCTCAATCAGGCAGTCGATGGCTCGGCAGAGGCGACGTTTGATGGCCCGTACCAGTCGCAATACCTGTCCGCGCTGTTCATGTCCACATTCAAGCCGGTAGTTGGCGGGTACATCTTCCAGAGCCAGTACGGCGAATTGCTGTACATGAGCAAAACGGCTTTCGAAGCTAAGTACACCGCAACCAGTACGCCGATCGCCTGGGGATCTGTAACCGGCAAGCCGTCAACCTTCGCGCCGATTATCGGCACGACAGCGACCACGGCAATGGCTGGCAACAAAACACCGACCACCACTGAACGCGGCGGCGTACTGCAGCAGGCCACAGAAGCAGCTATCCCTGCGCAGACGGTAACTGACATTGCCACCGCACAAACGGCAGTGAATACCATCGTGACCAAAGTGAACAGCCTCATTACGAAGCTGAAAGCAGGCGGCGAACTGGCGTAGTTATTACAAAGCGTCTCTGATGGGGCGCTTGATAATAACTGAAGAGGGAATGGATATGGCACTCACAGATAAACAGGAAATGTTTTGTCGTGAGTACCTCGTTGATTTGAACGCCACGCAAGCGGCTATTCGTGCGGGGTACAGCGAGAAAACGGCCCCGGTAATCGGAAGCGAAAACCTTACAAAACCTAATGTGCAGGATCGCATTGCTGAATTAAAGGGCGAGCGTAACGACAAGGTTGGCGTTGATGCTGCTTACGTCCTTCGTCGATTGGTTGAAATTGATGAGATGGATGTCCTCGACATCCTCATCGCCAATGGCGAGCTAAAGCCCATTAAAGATTGGCCGAAGGTATGGCGCACAACTCTATCCGGCATGGATGTGACCGAGATGGCTGGCGATTCCGCTGGTCTCCTGAAGAAAATCAAATGGCCTGACAAGGTGAAGAACCTCGAATTGCTCGGCAAGCATATCGATGTCCAGGCATTCAAAGAAAAAGTAGAGCACTCCGGTGAAATCAGCCTGATAGACCGCATCCAGGAGGCCCGCAAACGAGCGAGAGGTAAGTGATGTCAGATTTTGAGGCAATGCTTGCCGAGGACATGGGTGAGTTCTTCTATGATCCGCTCGGATGGGTTATGTATGCGTTCGACTGGGGTAAAGGTGAGCTATCTGGTTACGATGGCCCTGATGAATGGCAGAGGGAGTTTCTGACTGACTGGGGCGACGCTATCAAGAATAACGACTTCGACGGCGTCATGCCGGTTGAGGCGTATCGATGCGCAACCAGCTCAGGCCACGGTATCGGGAAATCAGCGCTAACCGCCTGGATCATCCTCTACATCATGAGCACTCGCCCGCAATGTAAGGGCGTCGTCACAGCAAACACCTCTGAGCAGCTGCGCACTAAAACGTGGGGCGAGCTTGGCAAGTGGAAGAAGCGTTGTATCACCGGCCACTGGTTCGAATACAACAACGGCAAAGGAAACATGAACATCTACCATGTAGATCACATGGAGTCATGGCGCTGTGATGGGCAGACCTGTCGAGAGGAAAACAGCGAGTCCTTTGCTGGTCTTCACGCGGCCACTTCCAGCCCGTTTTATATCTTCGATGAAGCATCGGCGGTGCCGGACAAAATATGGGAAGTTGCTGAAGGCGGCCTGACTGATGGCGAGCCGTTCTGGTTTGCATTCGGTAACCCAACACGTAACACCGGGCGCTTCCGTGAATGCTTCCGCAAATTCAAGCATCGCTGGCGTCGTCGCCAGATTGATAGCCGGCTTGCCAAGATGACCAACAAGGCGCTGATCGCTGAGTGGGCCAGTGACTACGGCGAGGATAGCGACTTCTTCAAGGTGCGTGTTCGTGGCCTGTTCCCATCGTCATCTGAAATCCAGTTCATCCCTCAGAATTACGCTGATGCGGCAATGAACAGGCGGCTTGATCATGGTCAGTATAGTTTTGCACCGAAGATTATCGGCGTTGACCCTGCTTATACCGGTAGTGACGAAGCATCTATCTACCTGCGGCAAGGGCTGCATTCCAGATTGCTCGGAACCTACCCCAAAACTGATGACGACGTGATGTTTGCTCAGATCATTGCAGCCTTCGAGGATGAGTATAAAGCAGATGCAGTGTTCATCGACTTTGGTTACGGCACTGGCATCCACTCCATTGGTAAATCATGGGGCAGGGGGTGGCGCCTGGTTAACTTTGCTGGCGAGTCCAAAGACCCTCAGATGCTCAATAAGCGTGGCGAAATGTGGAACGCGCTGAAAAGCTGGCTGAATGAGGGAGGAAGCATTGATGACCAGCAAACCTCAGATGAGATTGTAGCCCCTGAATACAAGGTGAAGCTCGACGGCAAGATCGTCCTTGAATCCAAAGACGAGATGAAACGTCGCGGTATCCCGTCACCGAACAGGGCTGACGCGCTGGCTCTTACCTTCGCGTTTCCTGTCGTTAAAAACAAACCAAAACCAACTATGCCCGCCCCGATTAGACCAGTACCCAGAGGACGATAATGGCTGACAACGAAAGCAGGCTGGAGAGCATTCTGTGCAAGTTCGACGCAGACTGGACAGCCGGAGAAGAAGCCAGAACCGAGGCGAAGAATGACCTTTTCTTCTGCCGGGTATCTCATTGGGATGACTGGCTTAATCAGTACACAACATTGCAATACCGAGGCCAGTTCGACGTTGTGCGCCCGGTAGTGCGTAAGCTGGTCGCAGAGATGCCCCGGACCCTGATTGTTTTCTTCACCCCCCGAAAAGCCGGCGAAAGCCATGACGCCGCCGATACGCTGATGGGCATGTACCGCACTGACGCGCAGAATAACGCCTCCAAGATATCGGTGAATGTCGCTGTCCGTGAGCAGATTGAATGCGGCATCGGCCACTGGCGACGTGTTACCCGATACGAAGACCAGAGCCCGACCAGCAACAACCAGATTGTGCTGCGTGAGCCCATTCACTCGTCATGCTCCTGTGTGGTTTGGGACAGCAACAGCAAGCAGATGGACAAGTCAGACGCCCGGCACTGCACGCTGATCCATTCGATGAGTCGTGACGGCTGGAAAAACTTCGCAGAAGAGCATGGTCTTGATGAAGATGTCATCCCGTCATTCCAGAGTCCGAACGAGTGGGTATTCCCCTGGCTGACTCAGGACACCATTCACGTCGCTGAATACTACGAGGTGGAGCGGAAGAAAGAGACCGTCTACATCTATCAGGATCCGATTACTGGTGCGCCGTCGGCGTACTACAAGCGCGACATCAAGAACGTTATTGATGACCTGGCAGATCGCGGGATGGTCAAGGTTGCAGAGCGCAAGGTTGAGCGCTGCCGGGTGTACAAATCCATCATCACCTGCACCGACATTCTGAAGGACAGACAACTGATTGCTGGCGAGCACATCCCGATCGTGCCTGTATTTGGCGAGTGGGGCTTCGTCGAAAGCAAAGAGGTGTATGAGGGCGTAGTCCGCGCCACCAAAGACGGCCAACGCCTGCGCAACATGATCATGTCGTTTAACGCTGACATCGTTGCCCGTACGCCGCGCAAAAAGCCAACGTATTACCCGGAGCAGATTGCTGGCTACGAGCACATGTACGACGGCAACGACGACTATCCGTACTACCTGCAGAACCGCACTGATGAAAATGGCGCTGACCTGCCGCTGGGCGCAATAGCCTACATGGAAAACCCTGAAGTACCGCAGGCCAACGCTTACATGCTTGAGGCCGCTACCGCAGCAGTCAAAGAGGTGGCGACTCTGGGTGTGGATGCCGAGGCGGTGAACGGTGGTCAGGTTGCATTCGAAACGGTCAATCAGCTGAACATGCGTTCGGATCTGGAAACGTTCGTATTCCAGGACAACCTCGCCACTGCGATGCGCCGTGACGGGGAGATTTACCAGTCGATCGTCAATGACATCTATGACATTCCCCGCACCGTTACCATCACGCTTGAAGATGGCAGCGAGAAGGAGGTGCAGCTGATGGAGCAGGTGGTTGACCTTGCCACTGGCGAAACAACCGTCCTGAACGACATCAGGGGCCGCTATGAGTGCTACACCGATGTCGGGCCATCCTTCCAGTCGATGAAGCAGCAGAACCGCGCTGAGATTCTGGAATTGCTCGGCAAAACGCCGCAGGGCACGCCGGAATATCAGCTTCTGTTACTGCAGTACTTCACGTTGCTGGATGGCAAGGGCGTCGAGATGATGCGTGACTACGCCAACAAGCAGCTGATCATGATGGGCGCTAAGAAGCCTGAAACACCTGAAGAGCAGCAATGGCTTATGGAGGCGCAGCAGCAACCGCAGCAGCCTTCGGCAGAGCAATTACAGGCTCAGGGCGTATTGCTTACTGGTCAGGCCGATCTGCTCAATGCGCAGGTTAAACAGCAGCAGTTGCAGGTTGATGCCGCCAAGGTTGAAAGCGCTAACCAGCTCAATCAGGCGAAGATCGCAGAAATCTTCAACAACATGGATCTCGATAAGCAAGCAGCATTCCGCGAGTTCCTCGACCTCATGCAACGGGCGCAGAACGAAAGCGCCGCAGATGCACGAGCCAACGCAGAGTTACTTCTTAAGGGTGATAGCCAGGCGCACCAGAAGCGAATGGACATCACCAATATCCTGCAATCGCAGAGACAAAACACACCTTCCGGCAGCGTAGCCGAGAATCCTCAATAAGAGAGAGTTAATCATGCAAGACACCATCAATATTCAGGAAACTGAAGGCTTAAACACGTCCGGCAATCAAGCAGCGGCATCTGCTGATGGCTCTGTTGTCGATAATGCCAACGACAACGCAGGGCATGGAGAAGGCTTTGAGATCGTCCTGAAAGACGATGAGGTAAAACCAAAGCAAGACCCGGAAACTAACGCGCGATTTGCGGCCAAGCGACTGGAGCGCAAGCGTCAACGTGAGCTTGAGCAACAGGCGGAAGCAGTAAAACGCGGTGAATTGCCGGAGAACTTACGGGTTAACCCGGAGTTACCACCTCAGCCTAACGCCAGTGACTATTTCTCTGATGACGCTTTAGAGAAATACGGCTGGGACACCAATCGTGCGCAGGCTGCTTTCACGCAGGCTAACAACGAATGGCTAATCAAGGCGCAGGATGCCCGAAGCAATGCTGTTGCTGAGCAAGGGCGCAGAACTCAGGACTTTACCCAGCAATCAGCGCAACACGTCGAAGCTGCCCGTAAGCATTATGACGCGGCGGAAAAGCTCAACATTCCTGACTATCAGGAAAAAGAAGATGCGTTTATGCAGATCGTTCCGGCGCCGGTGGCGACTGACATCATGCGCCTCTTTCCTGAGAAATCCGCCGCTCTAATGTATCACCTTGGGGCCAACCCCGAGAAAGCCCGCCAGTTACTGGCGATGGACGGGCAGTCCGCGCTGATTGAACTCACTCGACTCTCAGAACGCTTAACTCTCAAGCCTCGCGGCCAACAGGTTTCATCCGCTCCTCTTGCAGATCAGTCCATCACTGGCGATGTTTCGGCGGCCAACGTCGAAGCTATGCGCAAGGCCATGGACACAGCATCAAGCAAGGGCGATGTCGAGACCTATCGCAAGCTCAAGGCAAAACTTAAAGGAATTCGATAATGGCATTGAACGAAGGTCAAATCGTTACGCTGGCAGTGGATGAAATCATTGACACTATTACCAGCCTGACACCTATGGCGCAGAAAGCGGGTAAATACACGCCGCCTGCATCTAAAATGCAGCGTTCCAGCAACACCATCTGGATGCCTGTAGAGCAGGAATCGCCGACTCAGGAAGGCTGGGACTTAACTGGTAAATCAACCGGTCTGCTGGAGCTTAACGTTCCTGTCAGCCTGGGTGAGCCGGATAACGACTTCTTCCAGCTGCGTGCTGACGATCTGCGTGATGAGACGGCATATCGCCGCCGCATTAACGCAGCAGCCAAGAAACTGGCGAGCAACTGTGAAGTGAAAGTCGCCAACCTGGCGGCTGAGATGGGTTCTCTGGTAGTTACCAGCAATGACCCTATCGGCACCGCAGCAGGTAGCGGCTGGGATTTCGTGGCTGACGCTGAAGAAATCATGTTCTCTCGCGAACTGAATCGCGATTCCGGTCTGTCTTACTTCTTCAACCCGAAGGACTACAAGGCAGCCGGTCACGATCTGGTTAACCGCGACATCTTTGGTCGCATCCCGGAAGACGCATACAGAAACGGCAGCATTCAGCGCCAGGTTGCTGGTTTTGATGATGTGTTGCGCTCTCCTAAACTGCCAGTCCTCCCGGCATCAACTGCAACCGGGCTTACTGTTAACGGCGCTCAGAAGTTCAAGCCTGTAGCCTGGGATCTGGATGCCGACGGCAACAAGCGTAACGTTGATAACCGCCTGGCTACCGTAACACTCTCTGCGACTACTGGACTGAAGCGCGGCGACAAAATCAGCTTCACCGGCGTTAAATTCCTCGGCCAGATGGCTAAAAACGTACTGGCGCAGGATGCGACGTTCTCTGTCGTGCGTGTCATTGACGGTACGCATGTCGAGATTACGCCTAAGCCGATCGCTCTGGATGACACCTCTCTATCCCCTGAGCAGCGTGCATATGCCAACGTGAACACCTCACTGGCAAACAGTATGGCCGTAAACCTGCTTAACAAAGTGACCGCCCGTACCAACGTATTCTGGGCGGATGATGCAATCCGTATCGTTAGCCAGCCAATCCCGGCTAACCACGAACTGTTTGCAGGCATGAAGACCAAGTCATTCTCCATCCCGGAAGTGGGTCTGAATGGCATCTTCGCTACCCAGGGGGATATCAACACACTGTCCGGCCTGTGCCGTATTGCGGTCTGGTACGGTGTTAACGCAACCCGACCTGAGTCAATCGGCGTCGGCCTGGCTGACCAGGCGTAATAACTCAACCACTAAGGGGCTTCGGCCCCTTTGTTCATTCTGGAGCAGAACATGACACAGATGGTGTATCGCCAAGGCGACATGAATAAGTGGAAGGGTGTTGGCTACGACTTCGAGATCATCGGTGAAGATGAGTTGCAGGAATATCTCGATGCTGGCTGGTTTGCGCATCCTGATGACCTGGTTGAATCTCTTGCAGAGCCAGAGCCAGAGCCAGAGCCAGAGCCAGAAGTGAAACAACGTAAAAAGCCGGGGCCAAAGCCTAAGGCGGAAGACAATGCTGATAGCGACTAAAGGCGACATCGTCAGGGCCGCGCTGCGTAAGTTGGGCGTCGCATCTGACGCCACGCTCACCGACGTTGAGCCGCAGTCAATGCAAGACGGCGTTGATGACCTCGAAACGATGATGGCCGAATGGTACCAGGACGGGAAGGGCATCATTACTGGCTACGTGTTCACCGACCCGGACAATCCGCCAGCGGAAGGCGACGATCACGGTATGCGATCCAGTGCTGTTAGCGCTGTGGTGTTTAACCTTGCCTGCCGCATTGCGCCTGATTATCACATCGAGCCAACTGCAAAAGTCATCACCACCGCCCGAAACGGGAAAGAGTTGCTCGTCAAAAACACGGCGCTCAGTCGTGCTAAGCGCGCACCTTATCCGAGCAGAGCCCCGATTGGCAGCGGCAATAAACTAGCCACTCTGAATGGATGGCATTACTTCCCGGGAGAGCAGAAAGATGCCGATCCAGCAACTGCCCCTGATGAGGGGAACGGGTAAAGACTACCGCAACGCCGACTACATCGACCAATTGCCAGTGAATCTATTGGCGACGCCGAAGGAAGTCCTCAACGCATCGGGTTATTTGCGCTCGTTTCCGGGCATAGCGAAGCGATCTGATGTTGCCGGTGCATCTCGTGGGGCTCAGTACAACACCTCTCAGAACGCCGTATATCGCGTTATGGGCGGTAAGCTCTACAAGGGTGATTCGGTGGTCGGTGATGTCGCTGGCTCTGCCCGGGTGTCGCTGGCACATGGGAGAGCGTCACAGGCTGTCTGCGTCGGCGGGCAGGTGGTCGAGTATCGCTACGATGGCACGACAAAGACGGTTGCAAACTGGCCTGTTAGCAGCGGATTCACTCAGTACGAACTCGGGTCCGCGCGAGACATCACCCGATTGCGTGGCCGCTATGCCTGGGCGAAGGATAACTCTGATTCGTGGTTTATCTCTGACCTCGAAGATGAGTCTCACCCTGACCGTTACGCTGCTGAGTACCGGGCGGAGTCGCAACCTGATGGCATTATCGGCATCGGCACCTGGCGCGACTTTGTCGTGTGCTTTGGCGCAACGACGACTGAGTTTTTCTCACTCACTGGCGCAAGTACGCAGGGCGCTGCGCTGTATGTCGCCAACCCGGCGTATATGGTGCCGAAAGGGATCGCCGGGACGTTCTGCAAATGCGAGTTCATGGATGCTTACGCTGTTATCAGCAACCCAGCCACCGGAGCGCCATCGGTCTACATTCTTGATTCTGGCAGGGCTTCACCTATCGCCACCGCCAGCATTGAGAAGATTATAAGGTCGTACACCGCAAGCGAGCTTGCAACTGCTGTGATGGAGTCATTACGGTTCGATTCGCATGAGTTGCTGCTGATCCACTTGCCGGGACAGGTTCTGGTTTACGACGCATCAGCCAGTCAGAACGGGCCTCAATGGTCTGTGCTGAAAACTGGCTTGGGTGACGACGTCTATCGGGCCATTGACTTCATGTACGAAGGAAATTCCATCACCTGCGGAGATAAATCGGCATCGGTGAAGGGGGAACTGCAGTTCGATATTTCCAGCCAGTACGACAAGCAGCAGGAGCACTTGTTATACACGCCGATGTTCAAAGCGGATAACGCCAGGGTGTTCGATTTCGAGCTGGAGTCCAGCACTGGAGTGACTCAGTACGCTGACCGATTATTCCTGTCCGCCACCGCCGACGGTATCAACTTTGGGCGGGAGCAGTTGATCGAGCAAAACGCGCCATTCGTTTACGACAAGCGCGTAATCTGGAAGCGTATCGGCCGCATCCGCAGGAATATTGGGTTCAAAGTCAGGATTATCACCCGCGCGCCGGTCACTTTGTCAGGCTGCCAGGTAAGGATTGAGTGATGGCTGACAACTCATTAAACCAACCAGTAATACTGCGCGCTATAAACCTCAGTGCGGCGTCGATTCCAATCGGGTGGAGTCCAGCCTATACGCAGTACATTCTGTCGCAGGCTGCCGACTTCACCGCTGTTGCCGACAAGGCAAACAATGCCGGGCAGGGTGCATACGACGCGCAGGTAAAGAACGACCAGCAGGATGTTCAGCTGCTCGACCATGAGATCCGCCTGGGTAATGCTGAGGCACAACTACAGAACCACGAAACGCGAATTACTGCGGCGGAAGCGACGCTGGTAAACCATGAAGGGCGCATAACTCAGAACACCTCTGACATTGCAGCACTAACCGTCAGGATGGTTTCCGCAGAAAGCGCCATCACCTCTCTGCAGACAAACGTTGCAACGCTCACCACTCGCGTCACGACGGCAGAAGGCAATATCACCACGCTGCAAGGTGGTTTGGCTGCGCTCACGACGAGAGTAACCGCCGCTGAGGGTGCCATCACAGCCCTGCAGTATGCCGTCACCCGCAAGAAGTCAGAGGTTGTTTACACCGGGCTGTCGCTGGTAATCCCGACAACGCCGACCAATCTGGTCACGCTGCTGAAGGCGCTGACTCCGACGTCTGGCACGCTGGCACCGTTCTTCGATACCACCGCCGATAAGATGGTCGTATTCAACGAGAACAAAACACTTAACTTCAAGCTGGCGCTGATCGGCAGCTACCCGGGCGGCACCACAAACCGCTCCATTCAGCTGACGTTTTCCGGCTCGGTGCCTGACACGCTGGTAGCAAGCCGGAACGTAGCAACGGTGACGGATAACGTCCTGCTGGCGACATTCTTCAGCGTGGATCAGGGCGGCTTCCTTGCCACTAACGGCAGCACTTTAACCATCCAGGCTAACGGCGCGGCATTCACTGCAACGACCATCAAAATCATCGCGGAACAGTAATGGAAATAAAGCTCATCGACAACCCGGTGAAGCTTGCAGAATTCCTCAACAACCCAGCAAACACAGGCAATATCGTAGACAGCGGAGATTCCTACCTCATCAAGCCTGATGCGGTATATCTCGGCATCTATGAAGGCCTGATGCTGGCTGGAGTGCATGAAGTGCGCAACTTCTGGCACAGCGTTGTTGAGTGTCACGCAATTTACGATCCCGGTTTCCGTGGTGAGTATGCGCTGAACGGTCACCGCTTATTCTGCAAATGGCTTCTCGAAAATTCCTCCTTCCTGAACAGCATCACGATGGTTCCCGATACGACAAAGTATGGCCGCGCAATCATCCGCCTGCTTGGTGCAACGCGCGTAGGCCATCTCGATGACGCCTATATCAGCAACGGCAAGCCGGTCGGGATCACCATCTATCAGTTACCACGCTCAAAATACGAGGAGCTAACCAATGCTAATTCATCAGATTGCCAATAAGCACCTCAGCAGGGCTGTTTACTGTAAAGGCGGTGGCGGCAGTGACGCGGGGGCAAAGGCTCAGGCAAAGGCCATGCAACAAGGTGTCGATCTGCAGCGTGATCAGTGGCAGACAAACATGAAAAACCTTTCGTGGGCGACCCCTCTTGCTGAGCAATACGTTAAGCAATTGCAGGGTCTTTCTACGCTTGAAGGTCAGAATGCTGCGCTAAATGGTTATTACGGGTCAGACCAGTTTAAAGGTATGGCCGATCAACTTCGCTATCAGGCGCTCAACTCGGCGGAGGCCACTGGCGGACTTGGCTCGACAGCCACAACCAACTCGCTGGCGACCATCGCCCCGCAACTTGGGCAGAACTGGCTATCAGGCCAGATGAACAACTATCAGAACCTGGCGAACATCGGCCTTGGCGCGTTGACCGGGCAGGCTAACGCTGGTCAGACATATGCAAATAACATGAGCCAATTGTATCAGCAGCAGGCTAATGCGGCAGCTGCGAATGCTAACCGCCCTTCCGGATTGCAATCCGCACTTGGCGGGGCCGCCTCTGGTGCTGCCTTGGGTACAGCTATTATGCCGGGCTGGGGTACTGCGATCGGCGCCGGTGTCGGCGCGTTGGGTTCACTTTTTTAAGAGGTCACGATGGCTACCTGGAATCAGTCAATCAATGGCGGCGGCCTGCTTGCTGGCATTGGCACCAATAACACAAATGCACCTCAAGCCAGTGATGCCAATGCTGCGCTATCTTTAATCCGCCAGAACAATGAGGATGCATGGTCAGGTCGCAACAACATTGGCTTGCAAGGCCTTCAGGGGCTGGCTGGAAACTTGCAGGTTTATAAACAGGCTCAACAGGCTGAGCGTCAGAAGGAGTTCCAGCAGGCCTATGGCACTGCATATGCATCTGGTGATCGCACTGCGATGCGCAATCTGGCCGCGCAGTATCCAGACCAGATTGAAGCCGTCCGTAATGGCATGAAGTTCGTCGATGAAGATCAGCGCAACACCGTCGGCAATCTAGCGGCTGGCGCTCGCTTAGCTGCTGCATCACCCGAAGCAATGGGGGCCTGGCTGCAAAATAACGCCTCTGATCTGCAAAGAGTAGGCCTTGACCCCGCAGAAGTGGCGCAAACCTACCAGCAGAACCCTCAGGGATTCGGTGAGTTCGCTGATCACCTCGGCATGGCTGCGCTTGGTCCTGAGCAGTACTTTGCCGCGCAGGACAAGATCGTAGGTCAGCGGCAGAACCAACAGAAGATTGAAGAAGCCGCTCGCAGTAATCGTGCCGGGGAGGCTCTGCAGGCTCGCGGGCAGGACATCACTATTCGCGGACAGAATATCAGCGCACAAAATGCTGCGTTAAGCCGTGAAATTCAACGCGCCGAAGTGCAGGACAAGGTTCTTGACCGCCAGATCGCCAGAGAAACTAACCAGATTAAGCTGGAAGAGCTCAGGCAAAAGCAACTGGATGTGCGTAGTAAAGCCGATGCTGCGCGCGCGGACCGGCAGGCCGCAGCTCAGGGCGCGGTTGATACTTTCTCTACTGCTCTGGACTCGCTAAGTGAAATTGAACACAGTCCAGGCCTGAAAAAAGCCGTCGGCTTCAATTCAGCATTCCCCACAGTTCCAGGTACAGATGCGGCTAACTTCGAGGCGAGACTCGATACGTTCAAAGCTCAGACCTTCTTACCAATGGTGGCCTCCCTGAAAGGAATGGGGGCACTCTCTGATGCTGAGGGTAAAAAGCTATCCGATGCCGTCGGGGCGCTTAGTCCAAAAATGAGCGAGGATGCTTTCAGGTCGTCGATTGGCAAGATCCGCACCCAGCTGGAAAGCAAGCTTGGAACCGTGAAGCGCCAGTTTGATTACCAGGAGCCAGCCGCACCTCAGCAAGCGCAACAAACTCAGCAGCCGCAACAACCGCAACAGACTGCGCCGGCACAGCCGGCGGGCGGATACTCTTCACTATGGGGTGATTAATGGCAAAGGCATGGAAAGACGTGGTTGCGTCTCCGCAGTATCAATCGCTGGCTCCCGACGCAAAGGCCGCAGCACAAGCGCAGTATTTCGAGCAGGTCGTTGCCCCTCAGGCAGGCGATCAGGCTGAGCAGGCGCGACAGCAGTTCTATGCTGCCTATCCGGTCGCCACCGCTGAGCAGCAGCCCTCTGAAATGTGGCGTGACCAGCCGCATCCTGGCGGGCAGAGTGCTGCATGGGGAGATCGTGCGCCGCAAACCAGAGGCCAGCAACTTGGCGAGGCTGCGATTGAAACCGGGCGAGGGCTTCTCCAGGCTGGCGTGAATATTGCGAATATCCCGGCAGAGTTGGCTGATGCCATTACCAGTGCCGGGGCATGGGCCGGACAAAAGCTCGGCTTGGGTGATGGCACCTACACTCCAGCGCCACGAGTGACAACTCAAGGTCTGGAGCAGGATTTTGGACTAAACCGAGGCGCGCTCACCCCTAATACCGAGGAAGGCCGGATCTTTGCTGAGGCTTTGCCATACCTAACTCCGGTAGGGGCTGAGCGCATCGCCGCAAGCGTGCCATCGTTAGCGGGCCGAGTGGCTAACACCGCCGCTCGCCTCACCGCAGAGAACGTGACTGGCGCTCTGGCTGCCAATAGTAGTGAAGATGGGTCGGCATCTAAATTCCTCGGTGAGCTTGGTACTGGTGTCGCGGCAGGCGGCGCAGTTAACCTGGCAGCGAAAGGGATTGGCGCTGGTATTCGGGCGCTTGGTAACCGTGGTGTTGAAGAAGCTGCAAGCAATCTCCGCAACGTCATGACGCAAGGCGCCCAGCCAAGCAATATCGACGACACCGCGCGTATTATTGCTGAGTCACCTGACAGGTCGGTTCTGCAGCGGAATGTGCAGGTTGGTGCTGCAACGCCGGAGTCGGCATCCGTCACTCCGCAGGTCTACCGCGCAGCTGAAGAGGTGAGACCTAACCAGAGCGTGATTGATGCCGCCAAGCGTCTAGGGATGGAAAGCGAATTGCTCCCTTCTCACTTCTCAAACAACCCTACGTACCGGGCAATTGAGCAGGGCCTTAAGTCTGTTCCGGCCAGCCAACTGGCAGCCAAGGAGCACGCTGCGATCTCATCTCTGGCTCAGAAAGCCGACGATCTTATCGAGATGGCAGGAGGCCAGCAGAACAGGGTGGCTCTTTCTGAACGGTTCAAGACTGAGTCGACAAAAGCCATTGATGCCCTGACATCGCAATCAGATGCGATCTACAGCGACATTAGCAAAGCCATCCCAGCCAGAACGCAGGTGGCAGCCAACAGTACTCTCGACCTTCTGAAGAGTAAGGCTGACGACCTCGGTGGCCTGGAAAATCTCTCACCAGCAGAGCGGACTGTCCTCAGTCGCATGCAAGGGAAGACAGTTGTTAACCCTGACGGCACCAAAACAGTAACTCCGCCAACATTTGCACTGCTGGATAATACCCGGAAGCAGATCGGCGCAGCGCTCAGCAGGGGAGAGGGGCCATTCAAAGACCAGACCAGCTCTGAGTTGAAGCTCCTCTACTCTGCTATCACTGATGACCAGGCAGCGGTTGTTGCGGCCAAGGGAATGGGTGACAAGTGGAATGTTGCCAAGAGCCTTGTTGCGCAGCGAAAGCAGCTTGAAGACCACATGGTAACGGCTCTCGGGAAAGACCTTAGCGGCACCTTGTCAACGCGTCTGTCTCCGGCTGTGCAGAACCTTAGAAAAGGCAACGTATCGCAGTTCAACCAACTGATCGACGCTACGCCGCCGCATATGCGCCAGGAAGTCGTGGCTTCTGCACTGAATGACGCTTTCACACTAGGTTCAAGGAAAGAGCAGCAGCTGAACATTCCCGGCTTCGTAGACTGGTATTCTGGCGCTCAGCGTAACGGATCACTGTCTGCCGTTACGAAACATCTTCCGGCCGATGCTACAAAACGACTTCGTGACCTGTATACGGTTGCCAACGGCATCCGCACTGCGAAAACCAGTGAAATATCCACCGGCCGCATTCAGTCGCTTCTTGACCAATTCGACAAAGAAGGTGGGATGGTTTCGAAGATTTACGATATCGGAAAGAAAGCAGCAGCGGCAGAAGGGATTAGCACTCCGGTTGGGCTTCCGGGCGTCGGTGCTGCATCGGTGATCGCATCGTCTATTGCAGGCAATAAAACCGCCAGAACGGTGGCCGCAGACCAGTTAATAGCATCCAGCCAGTTCCGCAATGCAGCGCGCTTAATGGCTGCAGCTGATACTGAGAGGCTATTGTCGGCACGGCGTGCGGCTGAAAAGGCTTTAACGAAAAGCCAGCAGTATCAGCGCTGGGCTAAAACCTTAACGACCGCAGAAAAGCAGGCGATCGCAAAGGTCGGGCTATTGAGCTGGCTGCAAAGCACACCGGATGAACATCCACAATGATGCTTAACGCCGTTCAATCATCAGGTCTTTAATCTGCTCGATGGCGGTGCCTTGCTGCTCAATCTCCTCGTTGGATTTTTTAATGAGAAGCTCGTGAGCATCAAGGCATTTTATGGAAATCTCATTGGTGGTTTTGATGCTGTTAAGCGCCATGACGGCTTTTGTCAGCGCAAGGGCAATATATGCCAGCACAATGAGAATAAGCCAAAGAACCAGATCCATAATCGCCTCCTGTGTTTTTGCATACTTTACAGAGGATGCTGCAAACCTCAAGAGTATAAATGGAGCCTATTAAGCGAGGCGACACATTACATTTCGTAAAGTCGATGTTAAATTAGCTGAAAATACATCACTCATGGAAAGGTTATGTTTAAGAAACTCGGCGTTCTTCTGTTTGTTCTTATTGCTTCTGGGTGCGCAACCTCGTCTAAAACATATGGCCCGGATGGTCGCGAGGCATTCACCATTGACTGCTCAGGCCTGGGCGGGACGTGGGGAATGTGCCTAACCAAGGCTGGAGACCTGTGTGGAGCTAAAGGATATGACGTGCTAACCACTGCCGGCGATAAGGGGCTCGTAGCTGTTGCTGATCCAAACCAAGCGTTTATGAGCAGCACTGTTTCTCGAAACCTGCTCGTATCCTGCAAGAAATAAACTGCAGCCCACTTCGGTGGGCTTTTTTATGTCCTGCGCCTACTTCTTGCGATAAAACTCCGCCAGTTTATCGAAGACCATTTTCTGGATCTCTTTCGAAGCAATATCCGCCTCGCGTTCTGCTTCATCCCGATAGCCAGCAACTGGTGATGGCCGGGACAGTGACTCCTCCATTGTCGCCACAATCTCTGCATTGATGGAGCGATTATTCATTTTTGCACGCTGTTTTATTTTCGCGTGAAGCTCATTTGAAAGTCTCAAGTGAAACTGTGCCTCATCGTACTTGCTGTACATCATTGATGCCTCGCCAGTTAATGGACAGGCATCGTAAACCGACCGAATAACTCACAATAGTACCGTTTAGGTACGTTATCAAAAATCTCAACGCATCTCCGATGTGGGGATAACTTGCGCCCGGAGCACAGCAAATGTCAGATATTTCAGCCAACCTGGTTATTGGAATGCCAGCACAACTCTTCACGCTGGCCCGTTCATTCAAAGCCAATGCCAATGGGAAAATTTATATCGGCCAGCCTGATACGGATCCGACCAATCCGGCGAATCAGATTCAGGTCTATGTCGAAAATGAAGACGGTTCGCACGTTCCGGTACCGCAGCCCATCATTATTAATACTGGCGGTTTCCCGGTTCTTGGCGGGCAGATTAAGAAGTTCGTCACCGTGCAGAATTACAGCATGGCGATTTATGACGCTTATAACGCGCAGCAATTCTATTTTGAGGATGTGGCGAAATACGACCCGGACCAATTAAGGGCGGAACTTGCTGGACCTGGCGGAGCTGGTCTTGTAGGCGGGCAGCCAAAGCCTGTTACATGGAAGGGATTTGCAGGAGGTGCAGATTTAACTGGCGCCGCTTCATCTGACGCAGCATTTACCGCTGCCGCTGCGTATGGATCACCAGTCAGCATTCCCGACGGCGTGTATAAACTTTCTGTCGATGTGTCAGGAGACTTCCTTGAGGGAACTGCTGTCACGTACAACGGTGCTGGCCGGGCAATTCCAAAGAAAATCGGATTCTGGTCTGATCAGGGTGCTGTTCGGTTCCACCGTCTTCGTGACAGGGTATTGGTTGGGAATGCTGTTCAGTACGATGGCAAATACGCTCCGGTAGAGGCCTCATTCCTCACCAAGGATGCCGGTTACGACTGGCTCGAGCGTTCAGCGCAGATGCATGTCTGCCACCAGGCGGGCGGTGCTGCAATTGTCGGCAGCTCAAAATCATCTGATAAGGCTGGCGTTGTCGGGCAAACGTGTATTGGTCTGTCTGGATATGCCTGGGCAGATTCTGGCCCTGGTTCTGCGTGGGGTGCATATGTTGAGGCTGTTCGTGGCCCTGCAGTCACATCAAACATTTTTGGCATGGAACTAACGGCTAAAAATCTTGGCTCAGATACCGTTGTAACTTCTTCGTACAATATCTTCTCCCAGGGATCCACTATTGGTTTGTGGTTGGGAGCTGGCGGGGATAGGTCTTTATCTCCTGCTGCTGCTGCGCCTTCATCTACTGCGTTGGTCATCGGTAAAAACGCCGAAAGGTGGCAGAAGGGTATTCAGTTCCAAAGCCAGGGTCTTGTTGGCACCGATGGGACGGGAACTGGTAAAGCTACGGCTATAGAACTTGCTCGTGGACATCGAATTGAGTGGAGGCATTCAGCATCAACAGGCGATATATCTGGCGGTGTATACAGCGACAACAACTCAAAGTCACAAGCCACTTATGCTGCGTTCACGCTTAATGGATTTGAAATCCATGGCGTTAATAGTGATCAGAGCGCGGAAGTAACTCTGATGCGCGTTCTGCCCAACCCAGCGGCAGTGAACTTCCTTGAGTTGCGCGCGGGCTCAGCAGGCGGTAGGCCAAACCTTGCCATGTCTGGCGCTGATACAAATATCGATCTTCAGTTATCACCAAAAGGGACTGGCATAGTTCGGGTTGCGTCCGGCATGGCGCCTGGCACAGCGAACACCTTTACCTGCGGTACGAACGCGCTTCCATGGTCAGGAGGGTTTACTCAGGCCGCATTTACTGTGACGTCTGATGAGGCCCACAAGGGTAAGCCTCTAATGTTGGCTCGCGGCTCTCTGGAATTTGCAGTTACTTCTGATGATCGGAAGATGGAGTCTGATTATGCGGACCAAATCCTGGATGCATGGTCTGAGGTAGATTTTGTTCAGTTCCAGTATCTGGATCGGGTGTCCGAAAAGGGCGAAGATGGCGCACGCTGGCATTTCGGCGTTATCGCACAGCGCGCGAAAGAAGCATTTGAACGTCACGGCCTGGATGCTCATCGCTTTGGTTTCCTGTGCTATGACGAGTGGGATGACCAGTATACGCAAGTTCAGACCAATGCAGGAATTATGGTATCTGGCGTCCGTAAGGCTGAGCGTCTGGTTACCGTCAAGAAAACGCGCGTCGTCAGCAAGCCAGTAATGACAACAGAATGGCGCGAGGTTTTGGTAGATGAGGAGGGCGAAAACGGCACCCGAATTAAGACGATAAAACGGATGGAGTTCCCGGCACCAAAACTGGTCCAGATCTTCATCTTCAACGCTGATGGGTCGCCGCACCTGGATGCGAATGGTAATCATGCTTTCACTTATGAACCGGCTATGGAGGACGTAACCGAGGAATATGAGGAGGATGAACTTCAGGAATTTGATGAGGAATACACTGAGCCAGCCGCTCCTGAATACATTGACGTTATTGAGATCCATGCTGGTTCACGATACGGCATCCGCTATGAAGAAGCGTTAGCTCTTGAAGCCGCGCTGCAGCGCCGCAACAATGCGAGGCTGTTAGCCGATCAGGAGATAATGACCGCCCGCATTGAAAAACTTGAAAGCCTACTCAGCAAAGCTAATTGATAGGCGTCACCGCATTGATCTGCACCTCCTTTAAAACTACTGTATATAAAAACAGTATAAAGGAGTGCAGATCATGCCCCGCCGATATGAAATTCACGCCGCATTTGTGGCCGCAATACAGTTAAACCCCAAGGGCTACCGGTGCTTACGCACAGAAGACTTTATCCGCGAACTGGCAAAGGTCCACTGGCATTTCAGCCGGGCCGATGCCAACGAGTGGATAGAGCGCTATCAGCCAGATTTCACGGATAAGACAACTGACGGAACCGACAATCACTACTGGATCCTGCGCAACATGGGGAGGGTTCACTGATGGGATTTCCTTCACCGGCGGCAGATTTCGTAGCACCGCGTTTATCTCCGGAAATTATCTGCGGGATCGGCATGGACAGCCGCATCCTGGAAACGTCATCGGGTTATGCGGTCATAGAGCCGTGCACCAGGCTGGTTCAGAATCAGGTTCTGCTGATTTTGTCCGGCGGCCGCACT